GATAAGAATGTTTTTTTAGATGGCTGCGGCTATACGCTTCATTGTGATGGAGGAGCATTGGATTTTAAGGATAACAGTGATTTTTTTGCTATTTATGCCAGTACGCTTCCGGAAGGAAAAGACGGAGACTGCAGTATCATCAGTGAAACGAATACATTTTATGACACCTATCACAGAGGATATGTTTCTTATCATGGCAGGAAACCAATCCCACAGGAAGAAACATATACAGATTATACGGAGTCCAAATTCAATGAGTATCGTGCTGTTTTAAAAAATATCAAATTCCAGTGCCAGAATTTTAAAGGTCTGGTTGCGCTGAATTTAAGAAAGATGTGTCACAGCTGCATACAGAATGTATCAACTGTCTGCACCGACACCGAAGGAACTGGATCCGTTGGAATTCTGGTGGACAGTTGCTGCTATTGTACGATCTGCGACTGCTATTCTTCCGGCTGGACAGATGATCTTTCCTGTGATGTGACTAATCGAGGTTATGGGATCTGTGCAAATGGAAACGGTATTGTGATCGATGGATGTGAGGCATGGAACTGTAAGCATACAGTTTCTGTAGCAGGAAATCGTTCTTACTGGTCTACAGATATTAAAGTCCAGAACTGTATATTTGGATTGGAATATAAAGAAGCAACACGGATCGATGGATCTCAGCGTTATCAACAGGTCATGGATAGTCATGCTGCTGGACTGGGAGTGAATTTTGAAAACTGTACAATCCGTATCCTTGGTTCAAATGAGTCGGGAAGTCCGACCGCGTTTTTGATTTCGGCACCAGATGTACGGATTTCAAATTTACTGGTCCAGTGTGATGGAGGCGGATGCTGGGGCAATGCATTTGGACTGGCAGAACGTGTATACCTTGATCAGGTAAGGGGAAAAAATCTGGTCCTACAGCCAAATTCCGGATATGAAAATCTGAAAGAAGCTTATATATCCGGATGTGTGTTCAGGAGGGTACAAAATGCGTATAACCATCCGCTTAAGCTTTATATGACGGATACGATCGTTTTAGAACTGATCGATGGAGTACAGTGGCTGCGGGCAGATAACTGCAAACTTTATCATCAGCTTTCCTGGCCTTCCAAAGCATGTATAACCGTACTGGAGTCTGGTATTTTTACGAACTGTGTGATATATGGGCATGATGAAGAAACTATACCGCCTGCACGTTCCATTATCCAGGCGCCGGCAAACAGTATAAAAATGAAAGGTTGCATGATCTATATCCGAAATGGCAAATTTCGGATCTGTGACACAGAGCAGAAAGATGCAGTAGACTCTGATAACTGGATCGAGAATATATTTGGCTTTCATCTGGATACAGAAAATGCGATCCTGGATAAGAATGAACTTTTTTAAAAGGAGAGACCTATGGGATATAAAACACATAACTTTTTAGCAGGAGCAAAATTGTCTGCGCAGTCTTTAAATGAAATGGACGAGCAGATCAAAGAAAATACGGATGGTGTTGCTCTTTTTACTATGGAAACGATTGTAGAACAGATAAAGAAGCTGTCACTAACGACAGACGGTGAATATATTTATCTGTATTTTGACAGTACTCTTATCAATGAGGTTCCTGTTTCAGATGCATCTGCAATTATTCCATGTGAAGGAATGACGGTTACTCCGAATGATAGTACATTCAGTGTACAGGCAGGGGAAGCCAGCGTAACGATCCAGGTGCAGATTGCTCCAACAGATTGTAACCAGTCTGTCAGGTTCCGTTCATCCGATATTAATGTGGTGAATGTATCATCAACAGGGGTCGTTTCCGGAAAAGCACGGGGAAAAGCGGTTATTACTGTTATATGCGGAAAATATAAAAAGGAATTTCAGGTTACGGTATGGGAAAAATTTTTACCAGATTGGGTTGCAGGAGAATATGTCAATGCTCCGTACACAAATTCGGGGAAAACAGGCTTGTCAGTAGATATAAGCACTTCCGGAAAGCGAGCATTGTCATACCCATATACAGACCAGAAAGGGATTAAGCTGGTAGCAGGAGAAACGCTGACAGTATCCTGTGATGACACATATGAAGTCCAGAATTATTATGTAATCATTCCAGGAAATACAGACCTTCAGTATACAACTGTCATGCACAATGGAAATCCGTGGATGGTAGTAGATCCGGATGCAGGTGGATCCACCTCAACAGAAACTCCGTTTGATAAGGCAAATGTTTCATACACTGCAGAAGAGGAGTGTTACATTGCATTGATGATCCGGCGAAAAGCTAATAACAATGACTTTGACAGCGAGGAATTAAGTGCTTTGAGCAGTCATGTTGTATGTAAGATAAATCCGTAGTAAACGATGAAAGAAGGTGTAAATAAAGATGAATAGGAGCACATGTATGAGTATTCAGGTTTGTGTAACCGGCTTGGTTGCATATTTAAGTCAGAAATTAGGAGTAACCTTTTATCTTCTGGGCATTTTGCTCTGCCTTATGGTGATCGATTACCTTTCAGGTATGGCAGCAAGCGCAGTGGAGGCTTTAGATCATCCAGATGATAAGTCTTATGGCTGGAGCAGCAAAAAGGGTGCTAAGGGCATTGCTAAAAAGGTAGCGTATCTTTTTGTGATCGCTGTAGGAATGGTAATTGATTATGTGATCATACAGACGTCTGGTGTATTGGGATTTAATCTCCCAAATACAATGCTTTCCTTGCTGGTTACAGTATGGTATATGTTGAATGAAGCATTATCTATTACGGAAAATGCCGGTCGTATGGGTGCACCGGTGCCGGAGTGGCTTATGAAGTACATAGCAGCACTGAAAAATAAGATTGATAGCAGTAGAGAAAATGTAAGCAGTGAGACTTAGGATGGAGGTGATCCATACATCTCCCGTAGGCAGCTCGGGTTATGGCTGCCATTTGCGACGTCGCAATTATCAGTAGAATAAAAATCATGCATATGTTATAATGTCAAAGTTACCGCCCCTATACCCGGTAAGGAAAGGGGGTGTCTCCAATATGGAACCAGTGCTTTCTTTTATTGTCGCTGTTGCGGCTGGTGTAGCCTGCCACTACATCATCAAATGGTTAGACGGTGACAAATAATCGGTAACTAGCCTATGGTTTAAGCCACCATACAAAAACGGAATAGAAAAGCCCAGGGAATTGCGCTC